ATGAGCGACACCCTGACCACCGACGCAACGGCCGCCGCCCCGGTCGATCTGCTGGCGAAGTTCGATCCTATCATCCAGACCCGCGAAGCCTTGCTGGCAAGCGGGGTGGAAGATCCGTTCAATCTGGTGATGGACAAGGTGCTTTCGCCGACCCGTGCGATCTGCAACGGGCGCGATACCATCCTGCTTGGCACCTACAATTACATGGGCATGACCTTCGACGATGATGTCATCGCCGCGGGCAAGCAGGCGATGGAAGAGTTCGGCGCGGGCACGACCGGCAGCCGTGTGCTCAACGGCACCTTCCGCGATCACCGCGATGTGGAAGCCGCCTTGCGCGAATTCTACGGCATGGATCATGCCATGGTGTTCTCGACCGGATATCAGGCCAATCTCGGCATTATTTCAACTGTCGCGGGCAAGGGCGATTACATCATCCTCGATATCGACAGCCATGCCTCGATCTATGATGGCTGCGCGATGGGCCGCGCCGAAGTGGTGCCGTTCAAGCATAACGACATCGAGGCTCTGGAGAAACGCCTGAAGCGCCTGCCGCCCGAAGCGGGCAAGCTGGTGGTGCTCGAAGGCGTCTATTCGATGATGGGCGATGTCGCGCCCTTGAAGGAAATGGTCGAACTGTCGAAGCGTCACGGCGCGATGGTGCTGGTCGATGAAGCGCATTCGATGGGCTTTATCGGCGAACATGGTCGCGGCGTTGCCGAAGAACAGGGCGTGATCGATCAGGTCGATTTCATCATCGGCACCTTTTCGAAAAGCGTCGGCACGGTCGGCGGCTTCTGCGTCTCGAACCACCCCAAGTTCGAAGTGCTGCGGCTGGTGTGCCGCCCCTATGTGTTCACCGCTGCCCTGCCGCCGTCGGTGATGGCATCAAGCGCGGCTTCGATCCGCAAGCTGATGCACGGCGGCAACAAGCGGGCGCATCTGTGGGAGAATTCCCGGACGCTCCACAAGGGCCTGCGCGATCTCGGCTTCAAGCTGGGCACCGAAACCCCGCAAAGCGCGATCATCGCGGTCATCATGCCTGATCTCGAAAAGGGTGCGATGATGTGGGAGGCGCTGTTGAAGGAGGGGCTTTACGTCAATCTGGCGCGCCCGCCCGCAACGCCTGCGGGCATGACGCTGCTGCGCTGTTCGCTGTGCGCGGAACATTCTGCCGAAGAAGTGCAGACGATCCTTGCGATGTTCGAACGCGCCGGGAAAGCGATCGGGATTATCTGAGCGCCTTCCCGCCCCTTCTTGTGTGGAAGGATTGGGGGCGGGGCCTCTAGCCTTCAATTCAGCGAGATAATTCCTTCGACCGCGCGCCATTCCTGCGGGCCGATCAGGTGCTTGTGCGCCACCCGCACCGAATGGATCACCGCTTCGATCTCGCGCCGCCAGAAATCGAGAAACCGGCTGAGTTCGGGAAATTGCGGCGCGACATCATATTGCTGGATCACGAATTGCTGCAACAGACTGCGGTGATCGGGCATGAAGTAGTGGATCTGGATGGTGGCAAGTCCATAGCCTTCCATCTGACGGAGAAAATCGCGGTCGCTCATTGGCCCTCCTGCGGTTGGTCCGACACTGCGCGGCGCATCGCGTCGCCATCGCAGAGTGTCACAAAATTCCCCGATTTCAATACTTATTGAAATATTCGGTCGACTGCGGCGCGCAGGCCTTTGCCCGTCCCGGCAAGAACCGCTGCTCGACCTGCGCAGGGACCCGCAAAAATAACCGATATGGTTATTTTCGATTGACATCGTCACGCTATTTGGTTAGCAAAGGACATCATCGCAAAATTGTGATTCGCCAGCAGGCGGCCTTGCCGGGAGGGTAGGTGCCGCTGATTGCTTGCGTCCGTTATCAGGAGGTCTGCCATGGCCGACGACCGCAACGCCCTCGCCTGTGTGCGCCGTCGCTGCGGGTCGCGCTGGCGTGAACATTTCCTCGAATACCTCGCGGAAAGTTCGAATATCAAGCAATCTGCCGCCCATGCCGGGGTCTCGACCGCACGGCTCTACCGTGAACGCCGTCAGGATCCGCAATTTGCCCGCGATTGGCTCGCCGCGCTGGCCGAAGGCTATCTGCTGCTTGAAATGGAAGTGCTGCGCCGCCTGCGCGAAGGCGATCAGCAAGCCTTGGCGGGCGAACGCTATGATTTCGCCAATGCGCTCCGCCTGCTGTCAGCGCATCGCGATACCGCCGCCCATGCACAGGCCCAGCAACGCAATGTGAGCGCCGCCGAAGTGCGCGCTTCGATTGATCGCAAGGTCGAGGCGATCCGCCAGCGGCTTGAACAGGAAAAGCAGGACAAGACCCGCAAGGCGCCCGGCGCATGACCAGCGACCGGCTCGACTGGCTCGCTGACGACAATGCCGGGGCGGTGGCCGGCGCTGCCATTGCCGAAGCCTTCAACCAGCGCGAAAATGACGAATGGCCGTTCCACTGGGGCATGCAGGCGCGCGATGAACAATTGCCGCCGCCGGGCGACTGGCGCATCTGGTTGATCCTCGCCGGGCGCGGGTTCGGCAAGACCCGCGCCGGGGCCGAATGGGTGCGCGAGATTGCCGAGCGCTGTCCGGAGGCGCGCATCGCGCTGGTCGCCACGACTTTGTCCGAAGCGCGCGCGGTGATGGTCGAAGGCGAAAGTGGGATCATCGCCTGCTGCGCGCCTTACAGCCGCCCGGTGTTCGAAGCCTCGCTCAAACGGCTGCGCTTTCCCAACGGGGCGCAGGCGCTGATCTATTCGGCGCAGGAACCCGAAAGCCTGCGCGGGCCCCAGCACAGCCACGCCTGGTGCGATGAAATCGGCAAGTGGCCCTTGGCACACGAACGTGCCACCCGCTGCTGGGACAATCTGCTGATGGGCCTGCGCCTCGGTGATGATCCGCGCATCGCCGCCACCACCACGCCGCGCGCGGTGCCCTTGGTGGAGCGGTTGGTGAAACAGGCCACAAGCGGTGAGGTCGTGCTGACCCGCGGTTCGACTTTCGCCAATGTCGGCAATCTGCCGCGCCGCTTCATCGAGGCAATCACGGCCGAATTTGCCGGCAGTCAGCTTGCCCGGCAGGAATTGGGCGGCGAATTGCTCGCCGATATCGAAGGCGCGCTCTGGACCCGCGCGCTGATCGAGCGGTGCCGCTTTCCGGGTGAGGCTGCGGGCCTGGCGCGCGTGGTGGTGGCGGTTGATCCGCCCGCCTCGGCCACGGGCGATGAATGCGGCATCATCGTCGCAGGGCTGGGCGATGACGGGATTGCCCGCGTGCTCGCCGATTGCTCGCTCGCTCAGGCCAGTCCCGATCAATGGGCCGAAGCGGTCGCGGCGGCGGCTCAGGTGTGGCAGGCCGACCGCGTCATTGCCGAGGCCAATCAGGGCGGCGCAATGGTCGAAAGCGTATTGCGCGCAGCCGATCATGCGCTGCCAGTCAAGCTGGTGCATGCCACCCGCGGCAAAGTTGCCCGCGCTGAGCCGGTCGCAGCGCTTTATGCAGCGGGCAAGGTGCATCACTGCGGCGTGTTTGCCCGGTTGGAAGATCAGCTGTGCGGCCTGCTGACAGGTGGCACTTATGCAGGACCGGGGCGCAGCCCCGACCGCGCCGATGCGCTGGTGTGGGCGCTCGGCGAATTGCTGCTGCGCCCTGCTGCCCGGCCCGGCATCCGGACTATCTAGCACTACAAAGGACCCTCCATGGCCATGTTCGACAAGCTGCTCTCCGCCTTCAAGGGCGGGACGCCGGCGCGCGTCCCCTTGTCCGGCGCGCATTTCCATCGCTGCGCACCGCTGTTCGACAGCGCTCAGACGCGCCCATCCTATGATTACGAGCGGGCCGTGCGCGAGGCGTTCCTCGCCAATCCGATTGCCCAGCGCGCGGTGCGGATCGTGGCGGAAAGCGTCGGGCAGGCCCCGATATTTGCCAGCGATGATCGCCTGATGAAACTGGTGGCGGCCACCAGTGCGGGCCAGTCGCTGATCGAAACGCTTGCCGCGCACCTGCTGCTGCACGGCAATGCCTATGTCCAGATCCTCAAGGATGCGAGCGGGCAGCCGGTCGAGCTGTTCGCGCTGCGGCCCGATCGGATGACCCCGGTGACCGATGGGCGCGGCTGGCCCTATGCCTATGATTACCGGGTGTCGGGTCATCATGATCGCATGCCGGTGACGGATGAGGACGGCTGGCCCGGCCTTGTCCACATCAAGGCGATGCACCCGCTCGATGATTATCTGGGGGCAGGTGCGCTGTCGGCGGCCTGGCAGGCGGTGACAATTCACAACGCGGCCGCCGACTGGAACCGCGCGCTGCTGGAGAACGCCGCCCGCCCGTCCGGAGCGCTGGTCTATGAGGCGGGTGACGGCGCGGCGCTCAGTCAGGATCAGTTCGCCCGGCTGCGCGGCGAGTTGGACGCGGCCTTTTCCGGGTCGGGCAATGCCGGGCGGCCGATGCTGCTGGATGGCGGGCTGCGCTGGCAATCGATGGCGCTGTCGCCTGCCGACATGGATTTTGCGACCCTCAAAAGCGCAGCGGCGCGCGACATTGCGCTCGCTTTCGGGGTGCCGCCGATGCTGCTCGGCCTGCCGGGCGATAACACCTACGCCAATTACCGCGAGGCCAACCGCGCGCTGTGGCGGCTGACGCTGCTGCCGCTGGCGCACAAGCTGCTCTCGGCACTCGCCGAAGGGCTGGTCGCGTGGTTCCCCGACGCACGGCTGGAGATTGACCTCGATATGGTGCCGGCCCTCTCGGAAGACCGCGAGCGGCTGTGGTCGCAGGTCTCCGCCGCCGATTTCCTGACCCGCGCGGAAAAGCGCGCATTGCTGGGCTTTGACCCTGAGGAGACTGCCCGATGAAGCGAGAAGACGTGCTGGCCAGCCTGATGGCGCAGGCCAAGGATGAAGGCGCATCGCTCGTCACCTTGCGCGCGATTGTCGAGGAAAGCTCGATGCTCGGCACCGACCGTGCGCTGGCGCGGCTGGGCCTTGGCGATGCGGGCGCGGAGAACGATCTTGGCGAACTGCGCGAGCTGCTCAGAGCCTGGCGCGATGCCAAGACGAGCGCCTGGAAGGCGTTTATCAGCTGGGTGGTGCGCGGCGCGCTGGCGCTGGTGCTGATCGGCATTGCCGTCAAGCTCGGCGTCTGGAAGCTGCTGTGAGCGCCGCTGTGCCAGCGCTGGCCTCGCCACCGGACATGGTGCGGCTGGCGGGCTATGCCGCGCTGTTCGACATTGCCGACAGCGGGCGCGACGTGATCCGCCGGGGCGCCTTTGCGCGCACGCTGGCCAATCGCACCGCGCCCTTGCGGCTCTTGTGGCAGCACAGTCCGGCTCGTCCCATCGGGGTGATCGAACAGGTTGCCGAAGACGCCCGCGGATTGCGCGTGGTCGCTCGGATCGACCGGCCCCAGTCGCGCGCTGCCAGCCTGTTGCGGACGGGTGCGGTCAATGGCCTCAGCTTTGGCTACCGCGCCACGCGATTTCACCGCCACCACGGACTGCGTGAGTTGCTGGAGATCGAGCTGTTCGAAATCAGTCTTGTCACGCACCCGCTCCAGCACCGCGCCCGCGTGCACCTGATTGCCTAGCTCGCACCCTGCGTGCCCCTCATTTCTTGCCCCCTCCCCCACAGAAAGGCCCTGCCCTATGGATACCCCTGCCACTCTTGCCACCACCACTGCCCTTGACGACAGTTTTGATCTGGTCGCCCGTCAGGATCAGGCCGAAGCGGCCATCACCGCCCTGCAAGGCGATGTTGCCGAAGTGAAATCGCGGCTCGACAAGGTCGCGCTCGCCGCTGCCCGTCCGCTGATCGGCGCGGCTGCTGCTGCGCCTGCTGCCGCTGATGCCTCCGAGGTGAAGGGCTTTGTCGATGGCTATCTGCGGCGCGGCCGCGAGTCCGAAATCAAGTCGATCACCGGCACCACGCCCGGCGATGGCGGTTTTGCCGTGCCGCGCGCCATCGATGCGCTGATTGCCAGCGAACTCAAATCGATCAGCCCGATCCGCGCCATTGCACAGGTCGTGCAGACCGGCACAGCAGGCTATCGCAAGCTGGTTGCGACCGGCGGCGTGGCGTCGGGCTGGGTCAGCGAAGCGGCTCCGCGCCCCGAAACCGGCACGCCCCAGTTTGCCGAAATCGCCCCGCCCGCAGGCGACCTCTACGCCAATCCGGCGGCCAGTCAGGCGATGCTCGATGATGTCGGCTTTGATCTGGAAAGCTGGCTCGCCAACGAGATCGCGATGGAGTTCGCCCGCGCCGAAGGCACCGCTTTCGTCAAGGGCAACGGGGTCAATCGTCCCGCCGGGTTCCTGACCGCTCCGACCGGGACTGCTGCCGATGGCACCCGCGCTTTCGGGCAGGTGCAATATATCGGTTCGGGCAATGCGACCGGCCTTGGCAGCACCGCCGAGGCCAAGCTGATCGATCTCATCCATGCGCTGAAATCGGGCCACCGTCAGGGTGCATGCTTTGTGATGAATTCGGCAACGCTGGCCCGCATCCGCAAGTTGAAGACCGCCGATGGCGCCTTCCTGTGGCAGCCGGGCATGGTCGAAGGCCAGCCCGATCGTCTGCTCGGCTATCCGGTAGTCGAGGCCGAGGATATGCCCGATGTCGCCGCCAATGCCTTCCCGATTGCGTTTGGCAATTTCCGCGCGGGCTATCTGATTGCCGAGCATGGCAGCACCTCGGTGCTGCGCGATCCCTTCACCAACAAGCCGTTCGTCCATTTCTACGCGACCCGGCGGATTGGCGGTCAGGTGCTCGATTCAAGCGCGATCAAGCTCTTGAAGATCGAAGCCTGAGCGCTGCGACTTCCCGGCGCTGGCGGGTTCCCCCTGCCCGCCCGCCGGTTGCTGCGCCCGCATTGCACCGGGCCGCTTTGGCCTGTCGCTGCGATGCGGGCGCTTTGTGTTGGTTTGACAGGATCTAGGGAGCTTTCTCGATGCAGCGGATTGTCGTGCTGCCCGCCGAAGTCGGCGAGGCGGGCCTTGCCGAGCTTAAGCAGTGGCTTGGGATCAGTCGGAACACGGAAGACGCGCTGCTGGCGGGTCTGCTGCGAACCGCGCTGGAATTGTGCGAGGCCTTCACCGGGCAAGCCCCATTGGCCCAGCTGGTCGAAGAACGCGTGCCGGTGCATCGCGGGCTGCAATTGCTCACGTCCCGCCCGGTGCGCGAAATAGCCGCGGTGGAGGTGATCGCCGCCGATGGCACGCGCAGCGCGCTGACCCCACTCGATTACGCAGCCGAAGTCGCCGCCTGCGGCACTGCCAGCTTCCGGCTGCTGGTGACGGTTGAGGGCCGCGCGCTGGCGGTTCGGATGATGGTGGGGATTGCGTCTGAATGGGCCAGCCTGCCGCCCGCCTTGCGGCAGGGGATCATCCGGCTGGCGGCGCATTACTATCGTGACCGCGACGCGGGCGGCGAACGCAGCCCGGTCCCACCGCCGGTGAGTGTCACCGCGCTGTGGCAGCCCTGGCGGCTGATGCGGCTCGTATGATTACCGCTCAGCACCCGATGGCCGCACTTGCCGCGCGCCTCAAACGCCGGGCCGAAGTTATCGGCGAACGCCGCGCGCGCGAACTCACCCGCGAAGCGCACTCTGCCCAGTGGCGCGATGCGCGCGCGCTGTGGCCCGATTTTGACGCCGACGTTGATCCCAATCTTGCTCAGGACTGATAGCCTATGGAAAATGCTCTGCGCGCGGCGCTGATCGACTGGCTGCGGGCAGACCCGGCGCTAGCACCCATCAACACCATCGAGGAAGAAGCTCCGCTGCGCGCTGCGCCCCCCTGGCTCGGCATTGCGGCAAGTGCCAGCATCGACTGGGGCTGCAAGGACCGGGCGGGTCGCGAGGTGCGGATCGCGCTGGAATTGGCCAGCCGCAGCGATGATCCGGCGGCCGATGTCACGATCCTTGCCGCGATCGAGGCCCGCGTGCTTGCCCTGCCGCCGTTTCACCCCACCTTCGAACTCGCCTCGGTGCGGTTCCTCCGATCGCGCAGCGAAGCGCGGCCCAACAACCTGCGCGCGGCTCTCGTCGAATTCCGCTTCCGCCTGTTCGCCCCATTCCAGGAGTAATTCCCATGCCTGCACAAAATGGTTCCGCCTTCCTGCTCAAGATCGGGAATGGCGGCTCGCCGCTTGCCTATCAGACAGTCGCTGGCCTGCGCACCACGCAGATGACGATCAACGGCGATGCCGTGGTGGTGACGCACAAGGGATCGGGCGGCTGGCGCGACTTGCTGTCAGGCGCGGGCACACGATCGGTTTCGGTCAGCGCGGCAGGGATTTTCCTCGGAAGCACGGCGGAAAATGCGGTGCGCGTTCATGCGCTCGCTGGCACGCTGGATGATTACGAACTGTCTTTTGAAGACGGCGCCAAGCTGCGTGGGCGGTTTCTGGTCCAGCGGCTCGATTATGCCGGGGATTTCAACGGCGAGCGCAGCTATACGCTCCAGCTGGAAAGCTCCGGCCCGGTGATCCCCGCGTGAGTGTGCCTGCCAATCCCCTGCGCGGGGAGGCCACCCTTGTGATCGCGGGCCAGCCGCATGTGCTGCGCCCCAGTTTCGAAAACCTGCTCGCTGCTGAAGCTGAACTGGGTTCGCTGTTTGCGCTGGTCGAACGGGCCGCGGGCGGCGCGTTGACGCTCGGCGAAATCACTGCGCTGTTGTGGCATTGCCTGCCCGGCGATGCCCGACCCGAACGGGTCTATGTTGGCCGCGCAGTGCTGGAGATGGGTCTGGTCAAGGCCACCCAGCCGGTGCGCAGCGTGCTCGCCCAGATCCTCGAAGGTGCGCCGTGAGCGACACCTTTGCCGCCACCGCCCGGCGCTGCAACGCGCTGGCGGCGCGGCTGTTGGGTTGGCGGCCCGATGAATTCTGGCGTGCGACCCCTGCCGAACTGGTGCTGGCGCTGGCCGATCCTGATGAGATCGCGGCCACCACTCCGCCAACCCGCGAGACAATCGCCCGCATGATGGAGCACGACGCAAATGCAAGACAGGTTTGAAGAACTGGTGATCGATGTGCGCGCCAACACGGCGGGCTTTGCCGCTGATGTTGAGGCGATGCGCCGGGCGGTCGATGGCGGGCTGATCGATGGCTTTGGCCGGGCGGGCAGTGTGCTCGAACGCGGGCTGCTTTCGGCGCTCCGGCGCGGCAGTCTGGGGTTTGACGATCTCAAGCGGATCGCGATGAGCGCGCTCGATCAGATTGCTGCCCATGCCATGCAATCGGGCCTCAACAGCCTGTTTGGCGGCGGTGCAGGAGGGGCGGCTGGCGGCGGCGGACTGGGCGGCCTGCTCAGCCAGACTTTTGGCGCGTTGCTCGGCCTGCCGGGGCGCGCGACCGGCGGACCGGTGTCGCCGGGGCGTGCCTTCATGGTCGGCGAGCGCGGGCCGGAAGTGTTCGTGCCGACCAGCGCTGGCCGGATCGAGTCGAACGCCGCGCTTGGCGGGCGGGGGCGCGATGTCAGTGTCGCGATCCAGCTTGCCGTGCCGCGCGGCCAGGCGGCGCCGGTCGCGATGCAGCGTTCCGCGCGCCAGGTCGCCAGCGCCGTGCGCCGCGCGCTGGCCGAAGCCTAAGGGAGCGAGGGTCCCATGACATTCTGGCTGGCACGCGAGCGCCGCTCGCAGGAGGCAGGCTTTATCCAGCGGTTCGATCCGCGGTTCTGGACGGTCAACTTTCCGCGCCCGGCGATGGCGGCGGTGGTGGCAACCTCGCCCGATGCCTTGCGGGTCGAGGTTGAATTGCACCACCGGGGCGAGCTGGTCGGGCTGATCTGGGAGAGCGAGGATCGCCTCGATCACCCGCTGCTCGCCTATGAAACCAACCGCGATTACGCCCACACCATCCTGACCTTTCGCTGGCAGTCGGCCGGCGTGATCCCGCTCGATGAAGTCAATGGCCCGACGCTGACGATCGAAGGCCGCGATGCCACAGGCGCGCCGCGTGCGTGGTATGTCCGACTGTGGAACTATGCTGAGGGCAGCCCCAGTGATGCGCGCATCACCTTGCGCTTTTCCGATCTCCAGAGCGGGTTCGGACTGCCGGGCGAGCCGGTTTACCCGCGCGATATCGATCGCATGTTCATCTCGCTCGTCGCGCCGGGTTATGAGGGGGGCAGCGATGCGCCGCTGCCCGCACGGGTCAATGGCCATGTCGTCCTGTCGGAGATGGTCTGCGAGGGCGGTCAGGCGATGCTGGAGATCGGGGACGTGCGCCTGCCGGTGCATGGCGAGCGGATCGCGACTGCGTTTGACGATGCCTATAACCAGACCCCGGCGCGACTGCTGCGCGGGATCATCGGCCTCGGCTACCGCGAGGATATCGTCCACTATGTCGGGATGAGCCATTTCATGCGGCTCGAACGGCAGGCCGGCGGGGCCTTGCTGGTGGCGGGGGGCGGTCTGTTTTGCACTCCGGCGACGCTCTGGCACCAGAACTACTTTGCTCTCGCCAAAGCCGAAGGTCTCAGCGTGATCGCTTCGCTGTCTTACGAACTGTTCAATGCCTATGCC